TCACATGCTGCTGTTGCTAGGTATCTAAAAGCGTCAGCAGCATGTGATGACCAATCATGTAATGGTCTATCATGGAATACAGCTCTTTTTTCATCATAGTGTCTACGATAATTACGAAGAGCATCTAAACCTTGTTTTGCTTTTGGGTCAAACCAACATCTAGGAATTATTCTTCTTACTGCTTGTATGCCATCAGCAACATTGAGGCGAGGAGCAGTTACAATATTAAGACCTGCATCTTCTAAAGTTTCCCTACGAGATTTGCCTGTGCCTAATTCTCTTACCTCCACGTCATGTGGAAGTATGTGAGTAAAATGTGCATAGTCGTTATCTCTTAACCATGACACATAATAATCTAATCCTTGACCATGATTTTCCATATAATCAATAAGTCTTATTTCTTTGCCTGTAAGTTGGGCTACCCATATAGCTGTAGAGTCGGACATACCCAAGTCCCATGCTGTGTAATTACGACACAAGTCATCACGAGGTATTTCCGTCATGTGTGCTTTTTCTTCTATTTCATTTATAAGTTTAGAGTAGTAAGAGCCTTCTACAGGAGAGTTAAAATTACACTCAAACTCTTGCATAAACTTATCTTCACCCATTTCAAGGCGGGCTGCTGTTAATTCTTGTTCGTTTAGTAGTTTAGTATCTGAAGATTTAAACTCTAATAGTTTCCATCCTTGTCCTTCAGCGGCTCTATCTCGCAACCCTCTAAAGTGATTGTTGCCTTTGGGTGTACCCATAGCAACGCAGAAACCTAGTCGGTCTGTCAACGCAGGTCGGATGATGTCACTGAAGACAGATGGATTGATATTACCTACTTCGTCTATCACTGCACCATCGAGGTAAATACCACGAAGTGAGTCAGGATTATCTGCACCATAAAGTGAGATACGTCTACCCATAAAGTCTACACGAAGTTCGGCAATGTTTACTTTAGCACCTAGAGGTCTTGTATAATTTACAAGATAGTCCCATGCAATACGTTTAGATTGATTATATGTAGGAGCTACATATGCGTATCTAGGTTCTTTTTTTGTGCATGTAAGAGCACTATGTATAAGTTGATTAATAGCAGATACAGTTTTTCCCATACGCCTGTGTGCTACGACTACCACAAACCTATGATCTTTGACTGCATTGTGTATCAGTTTTTGGGGGACTCGTGGTCTATACCCAGTATCTAAAGTTTTTTGCGACTCCATATAGGGTCATCGCCTCCTAGTTGTTAAATTACCACTTTACTTTGTTAGCCCAATATGCGGCAGACATCTTACCTTTTGCTATGTTTTTAGCGTGTCTTGCTTTAAAAGACTTTGCTCTTGCTGTATCTGTCTTGTCACCACTTACACCTTTTTGTCCAAAACGTATAAGCTTTTCTTTGTCTCCAGATTTAGCTAATACAGCGTGTGATTTAGTAGGGTGGCTAGGCGTGGCTTTAGGTTTGTTATAACCAGAGAACGTTTCCTTACCCTTCTTAATCATTTCTTTTTAGCTGTCTTTGCAGACTCTTTAAAAGCTTTAGCTGTAGGTGCACCTTTAGATCCTACCTTACGCATCTTCTCGCCAGAGCCTTGAGCAATACGTTTTTTCTTTGCTGCGATGTTGGCATAAAGTCCAGTTTTAGTAGCCACTCTTCATTCCTTTTTTAGCTGGTTTAGCTGCTACTTTTTTACCTGATTTTTTAGCGTATTCTTTAGCTTCTTTCTTACCTTTTTCTGTGTAAGCAAATTTCTTTTTTCCGACCATTGGCATAACTTTCTCCTTATCTAGATAACATTCTAATGAGTGAATTCAAATCCATAGGAGGTGGTCTGACAGATATACCCCCGCCTTGTGGTGCTACGTTAGTCATCGTATTGCCTAGTGGATTTGTTTGTTGGTAGTACGGTACTGCTTGTGGATTAGACATAAAAGCATTTTGTCTAGAAAACTCATCCATTTGTTGTTGCATCATAATCTGCTTTAATCTTGCAGCTTCATCTTCTGTAAGTTGACCCATGCCTGCGGGTGCTGACTGTCTTAATTGCTCTAAATAATCTAGTAAGCCCATAATAATATCCTATAAAAAATTTGGGTACTGCCGTTTTAAAAAAAGTTAGAAAAATATTCCTATAAAAGAAAGGGGGGTGGCTAGTCTATACCAGTCACGATTTTTACTTCTACAGGTGTTCCATCAGGGTTACCACTAATCTCATGCTGTGATGTTTCTTTCCACTTGGCACGAGACTTCAACCAAAAGATCATGGCTGTGGTGTTGCCTTCTTTAGCTTGTTTAAACAAAGTCTCTGCTACAGATGCGTTAGCTTCAATACGACCTTTAGCTAATTCATCGTGATAATATTTAGTCAAGGTATCTGCACTAATGCCTAGTACTGTGGCTATATCTTCGTGGCGTGTTCCTACTGTAGATAACATGAATACCTTATTTCGGGTGTCTCCATTTGGAAGGTGCGGGGGGCGTCCGCCTTTATCCTTGCCTGTCTCAAGGCTTTCGGGCTGCTTGATCATGTCAGTAGATAAGATATCATCCATGCTTATATCATTGCCCTTTAATGCATCGGGCATAGTGTCAGCATGTACGTTATCTAGATGCGAATGATTCTCATTCTCAATTGGTTTATCTATCATACAATCCTATTCATGTATACATATTTATTTAATGGGTATTCTTAAAGCTGGCATGGTTTATGCTTAAGCTTTAAGATTGTTACAATTCATTTACAATTTAATCGTTGACATTGATATATACATCGATCCATAATTCAAAGCGTAAACATAAGTTTACTATTAATTACATAAGGGGCATTAAATGAAATCAATCATTCTTTATACCGATCCATCGCATGGATGGGCTAAAGTAACGTTAAAAGAGCTATTAAAGCTTAATATCGCGGATAAGATAAGCACCTATTCTTATATATATCATAGCAAGTCAGTAAGAAAAGATAATGACTATAGGGAAGCGGGCTTTGTTTACCTTGAAGAAGATTGCGATCTATCAACCTATCTTAAAGCTTTAGATGCTAAAGGCGTTAAGTTTAGAATGATTGAAAAGCATACTAATAAAAGCAGTAAGATAAGATCATATAGCCGTTATACATTGGGGCATAATTACATAAACCCTTTTTATAAGTCCGATTTACCCATTGACGTAAATATCAATTTACTATAAATTAATGATTCATTCACTATATAAAGGATCAATCCTTATGAATACAATAAAAGGATTAAAAGAATATATCAAAGCTTTAGAATCCCATGACTGGTTTTATAATTATTCTGATGATCATGCAGCATGGATGAAAGGATTAAGCGAAAAGCAAAATTTACGCAGCCTTGCGATGATCTATGATCATAATTTCCAAATATGGGATAGCATAAGCCCCGATCAATATAAGCAAGGGGCATATTAATGATTCATATCGATAACATTGATCAAGTACCAAATTTAAGCATTGATGATCTATGCGATGAATTAGATCACTATATAAGTTTAGATTCTAAAAACATGCAATATTTATACATTATCAAAGTTTTATCCAATCAAATAACCGAAAGGCTTAAAAATCATGTCAAACATTAAAAAACTAGCTAAAGCTTTAAATAGCATTGATGAGATTCAAAGGTTTCAAATAATCACAGTAAGCGATCAAAGCATTAATGATCAAGATTTATACGATGATGAGCTAGCGGATTATAATTCTATGCTAGCAAGTAAGCACGGCGATTTTGCTTCAATTAATAGGGAAGAGTCATAATGAATATACTTAAAAACGTTTTTATATTCTTACTTATGCTAGTAAACTTTTATTTATTCTTAATTTTAATTCTAGGGGCTTAAAATGCTTAATTCTAATGATCTTAAAAAGGGTACTCAAATAATCTTAAAAAGCGGCTTTGGTGCTGTCTTATATGATAATAAAAAAGGCAATATCCGCCTTGCGGAAGTAGACGGCATATTTAAAGAGATCGGATCAATTTATGCCCATGATATCGATCAAGCTTTTATCAACGGCAATTGGCATCCAGTGACTCATACCAAAAAGCAAAAAGAATTAAATACTTTAATTAATGCTATTTTATAAAGGGGCTTAAAATGATTAATGAAAATTTTAGCAGTGGTTACAATGCAGGGCTTGATGCATTAGAAAATATATCATCAATAAATGAAAATCCCAATCATGAGCTTTTAGCGGGTTTATTATCATCAATTATGAATTGCATTTATTATTATGCACCTTCAGAAAAGGCTGCTAGCGATCTAGTACAATTTGCCGTTGATTTTGCAAAAGAAGAAAATGCAAAAATAGGCATGAATTTACCGAAAGGGGCTTAATTATGTATATTATCGATTTTAGGGAAAAGAAAATAGCCCGCTTTGATAATCAAGGCTTAATGCTGTTTATGAATGAATTATTTAAATATCGTGATAGCGGCTTAATTAATCAACGTTACTTTTTATGTAATACTAAAAAACTAGCTAACAAAATAATAAAAGAAGCCCTTAACGGGAAGCCTATTTAAATTTATCTTAATGCTTATTTTATACAGTAAGCATTAGGGCTAAATTTAGCCTTTTACAATTACAATTATAAAAAAGGGTTTAAAAATGAAATTATTATCTATTAATCATGATACAAAAACAATTAAGGGGCTGGAAAAGGGTTATCTTACTGGCATTATGTACCTTGCCCCATATACATTAGGCGGCAAAAATCTATGCCCTTTTGCGAAGGCTGCAGGCTGCATTGAAGCTTGCCTATATACAGCAGGGCGGGGCATATTTAATAACGTACAAAATGCCCGCTTGAATCGTACTAAACTATTTAATAGTGATATAAATGCATTTATGAATAAACTAGCTATTGAAATTGAAGCCCTTGAAAGGGTTGCAATTAAAAAAGGCTTAATACCAGTGATAAGGCTTAATGGTACATCCGATATTAATTTTGAAGATATCCGCTTTAATTATGAATTTATGCATAATAAAATTAGAGCTGTCACTATTTTTGAATTATTTCCCGATATTCAATTTTATGACTATACCAAAAACCCAAATAGGGATAATTTACCAAAAAATTATGATCTTACTTTTAGCTATTCAAATAAACCAGAATTTAAAAAGTTTAATGAAATAGCAATTAAAAAGAAAATGAGACTTGCGGCTGTCTTTTCCGATCAAAATTTACCCGCCTATTTTATGGGCTTGCCAGTACTTAACGGCGATGAATCGGACTTAACATTTTTAGCCCCTAAAAATACTATTTTAGGCTTATATGCTAAAGGCAAGGCTAAAAAGGATGTAAGCGGCTTCATTATAAAAACGATCCCTATTTTAGCTATTTAATACCATTTAAACCGATTTTAAGGGGCTTTTTAGCCCCTTTTATCTTTTCTTAAGGGCTTATATCATGAATTAATTTTAAGAGCTTTAAAGCCTGTTTACAGGGCTTATTTTTTTATTATATTTACTTATAAGGGTTATTGCTATGCGAAAAGCCTATGAATGATCTATTTTTTAAAAAGCTTAAGCGGCTCAAGGGGCAAGCCTTGCCCAAAATCTTAAATGAGAATGATTCTCATTCGCAACAACTACAGGAATATGATGGTGCTGTTTTGGAACTTTCACCAACCAAAATTGCATTTTTCAGGCAATTTTTTCGATGATTGATCAAAACTTTTGAAATTACTTTTTCTTCTTTTTACTCATGCCTGCTTCTGATAAGGCAATTGCAATTCCTTGCTTTGTATTCTTAACGATATTGCCACCTTTGCCTGAATGCAAAGTGCCTCGTTTAAATTCACCCATGACTTTAGCTACTTTAGCTAACTTACCTTTTTTTGTTGTAGGTTTCTTCATATTTTATCCAAAAAAAAGCCCTTTATTTATAAGGGCTTAAGTATATTGCGGAGATTATGGGCGAGACTATCCCAACACCCGAATTATATCACATAACTTATTATCCTGTCAAGCGACAATACGCCTAGAAGCCATAGTTAGCATGTTGTCAAAAGCAAGCCCTAATTGGTATTCATAGTCATCGTATTTAGAAGTCTTTAGGTATCTAGAATACACCGCATCTTTTTGGTCTCTTGGTAGACTGCTTATAATCGCATCAATGGTTCTGACATTGGTCATATCCATTTCTGACAACATATCTTCAAAAGCATCGCTAGTAGACTCCCCGCCACTAATCATACCTAATGACTTGCTTGGATAGCCTAGTTTATTGCTAGGTGCGTGCATCCATCTAGCCCAGTCATCAAGTATCTGTTTAAGTCTGTCTATGTGCATTTATTCCTCGCTTGAATGAATATAAATACTTTTGATCCTATCGCTAAAGTCTGGCATAGGGTGAAATATGTCTTGTAGCATTGGCACTTTTGCTTTTGAGAATATATGAAACCTACCTAGCTTGTTTATATTTATAAGACCTACTGCGTGCATATTATACAATACACCTTGCAATCTTCTTGCGTCAGTCTTTAATGCGTTAGCTATTTGTGGAATACTTAATTGGTCGTTCTCAATAACTTCTAAAATATGTATTCTAAACTTTTCTAGATTTACTGACTTTCCATGCACTTCATACTGCCTTTGATACGGATTCATGAAACATCCATCACTTTACATTCCCATTTTCTACCATTCTTGACCCACCCATGAATATGTATTTTCATACCACTCTTACGAACCGTTCCTACATGCTCACTATCTGCAATCTTATGAGCCCTTGCTGACATGTTG